ATTGACAGCGTTGAAAGATTGCACATTTCAACTGAAGTTATAACTTTCTTAAATGCCGATGCGGTAGAACCCATCTACCAATGGCTTGTGCGCAAAGGTGTAATGACCAATGTTGAGTACTACGAAAGCATTGAAGACTACAGCATGGACTTAAGATACAACAGATCTATTACAACTGTGTATGTAGCAAAACAAGAAGATGCACTTATACTTGGCCCTCGGTCTACAGTTGTAAGTCCTACCACTGAATGGGGAAGATTTTAATGGCATCAAGCGAGTTGTATTTAATCTCAAAAATAATTCAAGAAAAAGATGCCTCCGCTCCAGTAAAAGCCGGACTTAAACCAGATCATTTAACTGGCGAATGGTCCGACATTTGGCGCTGGATTTTGGAGTTTCAACAAACACATGGTTCTGTACCTACAGAGCGCGTACTTCTCCGTGAATACGGTGGAGTGACACTCCAGGATGTTAAAGATGAACCCTTTTCTAGATTGCTTGATGAAATCTTTGAAGCGTATAGAAAACGTTGCCTATTGGATGCCCTACAACCAGCCATTAACGCTTTAAATGCTGATGACGTAACCGCTGCTTTAGCTTCGCTTACCTCAGGCATTCAAAAAGCTTCTGTCGAGGCAGCACGTCTTCGTGATGTTGACATTATTCAAAACTGGGAAAATAGAATTAATCGTTACGAAGAAATGCGTTTACAACCAAATGCACTTCGTGGTATTCCTACCGGGTTTTATGGTCTTGACAAAATTACGCATGGTTTGCGCCCCCAACAATTCATTGTGTTTGCTGGAGAGCCTAAACGCGGTAAATCCTTATTTGCATTGATTCTTGCTAATGCCGCACACGTTCACGGAAAGCGCCCTTTGTTTGTTTCTTTTGAAATGAGTATTGAAGAACAAGAGGCTCGCTATGACTCACTAATTGCTAAAGTTCCGTACGACAGGATTTTGTCAGGAGATTTAAATTCAAAAGACATGGTGCGTATTCACAAAGCATTGTCTATTCGCAAACACATGCAGCCTTTTGTATTTAGCGAAGACACAGCGTCATTAACCACAGTTAGCGCACTCGCAAGCAAGGTACAAGAGTACTCCCCAGACGTACTGTTTGTTGACGGGGTGTACTTAATGGATGACGAAGAAGGTGAGCCAAAGGGTAGCCCACAAGCATTAACAAACATTACTCGTGCATTAAAACGAATGGCACAACGTTTTGACATACCTGTAGTTGCCACTACGCAAGTGTTGTCATGGAAGCTACAAAACCGCAAGACTCGTGCAGTTACTGCTGACTCAATTGGGTATACCTCTTCATTTGCTCAAGATGCTGATTTAATCCTTGGTGTAGAGCGCAACCCAGACATTGATGATCAGGCAATCATTAGAGTTGTTCTAGCCCGTACAGCCCCTACAGGAGAAGTACACGTTAAATGGGATTGGACCACTATGGAGTTTGAGGAGGTTATGGGACATGCAGCACCAACCAACCCCTCATTTGATTGATCTTGGAGACGTACTTAAAACAGCAGGGGTAGATGTACTTCGAGTTAGCGACAGGGAAATTACAGGTAGGTGTCCAGTACACGAAAGGGTTACTGGCCATATTGACAACTCTCCCTCATGGAGCATGAACTCATCTACCGGTCTGTGGCTTTGCTTTTCTTGTGGAGCACGAGGAACCCTTTCCATGCTTCTTTCCGAATTATCCGGAGAAGCTGGGATATCGGCTCAACAGTTCTTAATTACCGCTGGCATGCAGCGACTCACTAGCTTAGATGCATCCACTTATCAAATTCCCCAAAAATTAGACACAGAAGCTTTCTTTAAGTTTGAAAGGGTTTCAGATAGTCGTTGCCTTTTAAAAAACCTTGACCCAGACGTCATTTACCGTTATGGAGTTAGGTGGAACCCGGCCAACAAATCATGGTGCATTCCCATTATTTCCAACATGGGAACCCTTATGGGGTGGCAAGAGAAGAGATCAGGATGGGTACGTAACTTTCCTGTTGGTATTGAAAAATCTAAAACATTATTTGGAGTAGAACGATTTAGGAGTAAAACTTCCGTTCTTGTCGAATCCCCATTAGATGTCATTCGTTTTGCTATGGTATTTTCTAAACCCCAAGCAGTTGCGTCTTTTGGAGCACAAGTGTCAAAAAGTCAAATGGATCTACTTTTGCATATGTCAGACACCATTGTTATAGCTATGGATAATGATGAAGCGGGCATTGAATCAAGTAAGCGTTTGTACAAAAACCTTGGAACTCCACGTAATGGTATAAAGTGGTGGAATTACTCCACTACAAGTGCTAAAGACATTGGCGACATGACAGACGACGAAATAGAAACCGGACTACTAACTTCTACTGTTGTTCCTCCCTGGATTCGTTAATGTTTAAAGGAAAGCTATATCCATATCAAGAAGAATCGGTCATTAAAATGGTTGATCGTGGACAGATGCTTTTAGGCCTCGTAATGGGTGCCGGTAAAACAGTGACTACCATTGCGGCACTTGAAGAACTATTCCTGCTTAATGAAGTTGAAAAATGTTTAGTTATTGTTCCAGCCTCTTTAAAATACCAATGGAAACGTGAAATAGAAAGATTTACCGATTCTCGAGTTGTTGTTATTGACGGAACTCCCAAAATTCGTGAAAAAGTTTGGAGAACAGCAATATCTGCAAAGTACATTGTTGCTAACTCAGAAACACTTACAAAAGACATTGAGCATCTAAACAGGCTGAGCATTCAGGCAGTAGTAGTAGATGAAGCAACAATCATTAAATCAAGAGTTAGCAAGAGGTCTAAGTTAATTAAGCGTATTGGGAAAAAGGTTAATTACCGTTTTGCTTTAACAGGGCAACCAATTGAAAATCGCCCAGAAGAACTGTTTTCAATTATGGAGTTTGTTGACTCAAGCATCCTAGGAAAGTTTGATTTATTTGACCGAACTTTTATTGTTAGAGATCATTTTGGTAGACCGACTAGATACAGAAATTTGGACAGCCTTCACGCTTCGCTTTCTGATTGTCTAATTAGAAAGACAAGGGAAGATATAGCAGATCAACTTCCAAAAATTGTCCATCAAACCATTCCAGTTCCTTTTGACACAAGAGGTGCAATCTTATACAAAGCTATTTCTGCTGACTTGCTGCATCAACTACAACAAGCAATGAACAGCCACGGAGGGTCGTTTAGTCTATGGAAACATTACAATGACCCCGAATCTAACGCAGCACAGGGACAAATAATGTCCCGGCTAACAGTATTGAGAATGCTGTGTGATAACCCAGAATTGGTAAGACATTCAGCTTCTATGTATCGAGATGTCTCAAAACCAGACCAAGGAAGCGCGTACGCAGATTTGTTGAATAGTAAAGGAATGCTAACTGGGGTACTTGAAACTCCAAAATTGTCCGCTGTTTTAGAGTACATTGAAGAAGTTTTAGCTGAAGACCCTATTAACAAGGTTGTTTTATTTTCGTTTTTTAAAGACAATCTTCGTTATATTCAAAAAGCCACTTCTAATATAACAAACTCAGTCTTATTCATGGGTGGCATGAGCGCTGAAGAAAAAGATGAAGCTAAACAACTTTTTTCTAACGACCCAAAAACACGCCTATTCCTATCTTCAGATGCCGGTGGGTACGGAGTTGACCTACCAATCGCCAACTACTTAATTTCATATGACCTACCATGGAGCAGCGGAAAATTAGAACAAAGAGAAGCTCGAATTATTCGCCTCTCGTCCACGTTTGACCACGTGACTATTGCTACATTTGTAATGCAAGGATCTATTGAAGAGCGTCAATACGAAATGCTTCAACAAAAACGTTCTATTAGTGAAGCTTTTATTGACGGAAAACATCACGACATACGTGGTGGTTTTGACATTACATTAGGTAGCCTAACAACATTCCTACGAGACTCAAAGGTTTAAAATGATTAACAAACCAAAACTTCCAGATAGAACAAATGCCACAATTCCTTCAAAAGAAATACTTGGTCGTATTGTTGAGGAATACAAAAAGGCAAAAGAATTTGCCGAAAGTACCGCCAAACGAGCTGATGAACTAAAGAAAGAACTTGTTCGTCAGGTTTCTCAATATGGTACTCCGGACGATAGAGGTCACAAATGGATGGCCGCTGGCGACATGCAATTAAAGCATGAGCGTCGAGTTGGTAAATCCTTTGACCTAACTGCCGCAATTGATTGGGCAAAAGAAAATGACATTTGGGATGCAGTAAAAGAAATTATTGAAACAACCAATGAAGACTTAATTCTCCGGTATTCATGGGAACACCCTGAGCATCAAGCTACAGTTGCAAAGTTTTACGTAGAGCGTGAAACATGGGCTTTTAAATTAATTGATCAAAAAAGCTACGACGACGAGTAATGCCCAAAGACCCCCTTGATCTTTTTAATTCTTTCCCGGATTACCCAGGAAAAACACCGCCTAAAAACCGGCAAGAAACAAAGAAGAAATTTAAACCAATTTCTGAGGATCGATTAAACGGGGCTAAATCAACCATTTTTATTATTAACGGAGTTGAGCAACACTTCTATTTAATAGGAGATTTAGCAAAAGCCCTTAATAGGAGACCGGTTACAATTAGAAAGTGGGAGCTTGACGGTTGGCTCCCAAAAGCTAAATATCGAACTACTCCCCCCAAAGGAACACAAATTCCTGGAAAAGTTCAAAAAGGACGTAGGCTTTACTCATTAAATCAGGTAGAGTTTCTACTGACCGCGTTGTCGCGGTTTGAGATAGACAACCCAGCTAAGGCCAACTGGGAAGGCTTCAGACAACACATTAAAACCCAATGGCCCAACGATTAAGGAAAAATGATGAGCAGATATGACGATGATGATGAAGAGACCATGGACGAAGCACCAGTGCGTGCAGCTTCTAAAACTAAAGTAGAAAAAGAACCAGTGCGTGCCGCTTCTAATCTTAAGTTAATAGTAGAAGATAAAGAAGAAGAAACGGAAACAGAAGAATCCCCTGCGGCTAGTTCAATCCGCCGTGGTTGGGGTGCTGCTGAAACAGTAAAACATGCTGATTCTCCTTTTGCCCAACGTCTACGAGTTGCTGAAGAGCCAATAATTATTAAGTTTGTTGAAGACGAGCCTTACGCTTC